TAACTTGAAACCGATGAGGATGTGGCATAGTATCATCAATTTCAAACTTTCCGTTTGGATCATCCCTGTACTCAAGCCCTCCTTCATCAAATGTAACTTTAATTATCGCCATTATTGTATACTCCTATTGTTATATAATTTTACCATCCAGATTCAGGTGGGTTAACATTATTCCATGTTGCTTGATCGCTATATTCGAAGCCTGAATTTTGTGGTGTTGACCAATCATTAGTAACAGGACCCCTGTAGGCTTCAACTTCTGCTATTGTTAATGCACCCGGAATTACCTGATAAAGTCGTGGATAATTAGTTGTATGTTGAGTTATATCAAACATACCATTATGATAACCAAAATTACCTATTAAAGTTCCACCATCAGTTGGCCCATATGCTAAACCATTCCCCCCTTGATTATAATTATCAAGTTTATATGAATGAAAATTTTCTTCAAAACTCATTCTTCCCGCCGATACCCGAGTAGTAATAGAATCGGAATTATGATTGTAATTAAAAGTAATATCATTGGCACCAAATGGTGCAACACACATTGAATAACCTGTAGAATTATTCCAACCTTTACGATATTCACCAGTTACACTATCAATAACATACATTTTTATTCCTGATCCATAATAATAATATGGACTCATGGTCATAACATATCTTCCATCATTTGTTATTTGAAATTGCAGACCATGCCATTCATTACTAGGAATACCATAAGTCGTTGTAGCACCCATACTACCTTTTATCGAATTAACATCCGTAGTATTTCTATTTCCTTGGGCATCTAATTCTTTTCTGAAGGTATATCCACAATCAGCATTGGTGCCATAAGTTTCATTTGTAAAATTAATTGCTTGAATATATTGCCCTTGATGAGGCCTCATATAACATGCATAAACTTCTCCAGTATCACATACGGTTATAACCTTCCGCACTCTATCTTCACCATCGTATATTTGATAAGGTACATCTGTCCATCGGTGATTTGATTCTTTTACATTTTCTCTCCACCAATTCCAATCAACTTCTGGATTAGGAGGTGGAACATCTTTATACCAATGCCATCTGTTAGTACTATCATTTTTTCGATCAACAAAAACCATTACCTTTGTTCGTTGATTATATCCCATGCTACCTCGGGAATCATTAGTACTAGTATTCCAACCAAATCGGTTTGTTGCAGAACAACTTGTACCAAAATACCAACCCTGTTTACTATCTTTCGCAGTATTTCGATAAGAAGATGCATTACTACTTACAGCATGTGTTGATCCTTCCATAGGAGCCCGTCCACCTGCCCAAACATTTTGAGCCCTTCTATACATTCTCCGTTGTGGATCAGTATTTCCTACCCAACAACAACTATTGGCATTTGCTGACATTACATGATAAGGATGATCTAGAGCATGTGTACCCATATAACCACTGGTTGCGTTAGGGGATATAGATCCTATATCTCCAGTGCCACCACTGACAGAATTACTACCATGTGAAGCACTACTTGAACCAGAATGACTACTAGTATTCATAAAGGTATTCATAGTTTCACTTACATTTGTACCACCTTGGCCAGTCATTCCACTAGTGTTGTTATGAACCCAAGTATTAATAGGTCTATTATAATGGTTGTAAACATAATATCCTCTATAAGTTGTATGGTGAGCAGTAAAGATACACCAAGCAGCTCGTTCATACGGATCACTACTATAATGATCGCCCCCTTGACCACCACCAGAAGAAGAACTCGCTCCTCCCAAAAATTGACGTAAATTACTCATTTATATTCTCTCCTTTAAGATAAAACCCAACCGTTAGTGGTTCCAGTATACGTTAATCGGGTAGATGAATTGGCAACATTTAATTCTAAATCTTCAGCTAATGATTGTATATTTTTACCATTTCTTCCAAGTGTAAGTTTATTAGTAGCTAATTGACTTGTTTGATCTGCAAAATCAAGATAATCGTTTATTGCTGGCATAGCAGGTAATGTCGCTGTAAATTCTCCTGCTGTCGTATCAATAAAATATGAACTATTACAATAAGTAACATAAGTAGGAACTGTTTGTGTGCTGTCTTGTCTTGTAAAATAAAACCCAAACCAATCAGACCGAGGCCACATAGCACCGCGCACACCTTTCATTCTATAATATTTGTAACCAGTAGTATTAGCAGATAATTCAGTACGATCTAGATAACCTTGTGGGGATGAATAAGGAGAAGCACCAATGGTAGTTCCCTCATTATGCCAAGCCCATTCTGCACCTATATTAACTTCTTCTCCACCCCAATTACCTGTTGCACTTGCTTGCCATTGCCAAATTCCGTATGGTGTGTCATTAGCACTTACAGTTTTTGAAAATCCACTCGTTCCACCTGTAATCGTATCAGAAGTGGTAAATCTAGTTGCTCCAGACGTTTCAGTATAAGTAACAGTTGTAGTTCCAGCAGCACCAAGAATAACAGTTCCTGTTGCACCCGATGAACTACCAGTAATAACTTCCCCTACTGTAAATGATTCAGCTGTATTGTTTACTGTAAGTAGTGGAACCTCAGGTAATGTATTTTCATGGTGATTCCACATTCTTACTCCGGTCATAATGTTTGGTGTTTTAAAAGCAAATTGTATATATTTTGTTGCATCAACTACTTCAAGTGTCGCAGTAATAGAATCGGCCGCACCGCCTGCATAACCACCATCAACTAGATTGGGAATAGATCCCGCACTAAAAGTGAGATTAGATGTTACAGTAATTTCAGATCCTCTATCTGATAAATCAGTATCTATTACTGAAGCAGCATATGTAGTAGTAATTACTCCATCTGCAGTTGTAATATGTTTCCAATCAGCACCATCAGTATCAGTTCTAACCCAACCATCAGCAGCAGATGCATATACCAACTCCATATGTGGTCCGCCTTCTAGAACTAAATCATACGCCGCTCTTTCTATATTTTTACCATTTCTTTCAATTGTAAATTTATTTACACCAAAAGTTCCTGTCTTGTCTACAAATCTAATATTAGCTCCTGGTAGAGGTGCTGAAGGAAGTACAACAGCAATATCAACACTAGATGTATCTACTAGATAATTTTTTCCAGTATCAACAGGAATTGATGCTGATGTACTTGCAGTTCCTCCCATACTTGCATGATGATGACACCAGTAATATAACTCTGGTGCGCCTGTAGCTACAACTATCTGTGTATATGCACCAGACTGTCCTGGTGTACCAACATATGTAACACCTGCTGTATAATCTACACCACTACCATGTGTCCCGTCTGCTGTTATAGAAAATTTAAAATGATGTCCTGCATTAGAACCATTAGATGTATCAAACTTATAAGTATTTCCTTCATACAAAGTTATAGAATCTTGTGATACTGTATCTATTACATACTTATTAGAATCAACAGTTACACTTTTTGTTATAGTAGAATTATTTACTGCCTCTGTCCAACCACCAACCCATTCAGCATCTTTGTCAAAACCACCAGAAGTTAATACTTGACCAGGATTACCTGGTGCTAATACAACCCAATTTCCATTTTTGTCGTAAGTAATAACAGCTCCACGTTGACCACCAGCCAATGCAGCTAATGTATCAAAACGCTGTCCCATACCTAACCAAACATTAGCTCCTGCTGTATCGTCAGTTAAAACAAAAATATTACCATCAGTAGTATTAATCCATTCTGTACCTACAGGATAATTATTAGTTTCTGCAGAAGTAACGGTAGGATTTGTACTGTTTTTAACAGGGATAAGACCAGGAGTAAACATTGATTCTGTTAGTGTACCACCTGAAGGAACACCAATATCTGTTACAATACCTAAATATTGTATAGTAACAAGTAGTGTATTAGCAGGTATAGTATTAAAAGTCAATGTTCTGTTACCAGTTCCTGATAACGTATAATGATCTGGAGAAAACTGATGAATACCACTAACTGTTACTATGATTGATGGAGCTGAATTGTTGACAAGAACAACGTCTTGTGTTAATGTAAATATTGGCGTAGTGCCGTCACTTACAAATAAATCTTGATGAAAAGATCCACCAAAACCACCAGTTAACTTGGAAGCATCTACTGATACAATATGATCGTTGGTAACAGAACCATCAAGAATTTTGCTACTTGTTACAATATTATCAGCAAGCTGATTTTGTACATAAGTTGCATGTGTTCCTGTAGTAGTTAAATATCTTACAAAAACAACATCATCAACAGGGACACCAGCAAGAGTTAAAATTACTCCTGAAAGGAGATATTCACTTGGTCGTTTGACAACTCCATTAACAGTAACTTGTATAGAATCTTTTGAAGGAGCAACTCTACCTAAGGTATATTGATTTCCTCCTACCGATATATGTTCCTCTGATTTTATAAAACCAAAAAATGGTGGATTACCTACATAAGACATATTATTACCCTTTAGTTAAATTATTTGGTGACTTCTGGTCGTAAATGTATTTTACCTTCTAAAATTCGTGTGACTATACCGCCAGAAGCAATTTCAACATCATAATAATAATAACCAGATTTTATTAAGGCTGACACTGCTGAAGCTAAACCTAATGTTATTGTCCCTGATGGGCCAATTAATGTGGTGGCAGTAAGAGTATGTGAAGCTGTAGAAGTATAGTTCTTTCTCATCTGAGAACTAAGTGTATAATTAGATATATCAATTGCAGCCCCTGCATCATCTTTTGCTGTAACTACTACACTCCAATCCGTACCTTGATCTATATTGTAATCTGTGATAGTTGCCATTCTAATTCCCTTTAATATTATATGTATTTATAATACTATACCGTCGTATTTAAGTTTTTTCATTCAATACTTCAATTAATAGATCATTTTCTGGACAATACAAGTACTCTAATCTACTAGTATTTAATGCTTTAACAGCATCATCTAACGATTCAACTAATGGCTCTCCACCTAAATTGAAAGAAGTATTAAATAATATAGGAACTCCTGTTTGTGTATTAAACTCCTCTATCATTTCATAAAATACAGGATTTTGTTCCTTCTTTAAAGTTTGAATACGGCACGTACCATCTACATGAACAATAGCAGGAATTTTCTCTTGATACCCTTTATTACAATACATCGCATACATCATATGAGGAGATTCTTTTAAACCCCTCATATCAAACCATTCGTCTGCATATTCATGTAATATAGTTCCTGCGAATGGTCTAAAATATTCTCTACGTTTTACACTATTAACATAAGCCTTACCATCCTCTGTACGAGGATCAAAAAGAACTGAACGGTTCCCTAATGCTCTTGGGCCGTTCTCACAACAACCTTGAAAGAGTGTAACAATATTTCCTTTCAATATTAATTTAACTGCATCTTCACTATATATTTTTTTTGTAGTTCCATTATATTTTTTAGCTATGTTTTCTACTTCCTCGTCTGTATATTTATACTTCGGACCTAAAAACAAACTATCAGCATATCCTCTAACCTTTTCATCTTTTGTAATCAGATAATATGCAAATAATGCCGCACCTATAGATGTACCCGCATCATTTGAAATTGGTTCAACATATAAATTAATACCTTCATCTTTTAATTGTCCAAGATACCAATAATTGGCAACACAATTTAATCCATAACCGCCAGACAGTACAACATTTTTATTACCACTCATTTTAACTGACTTACGAATTAAATCAAGAACCATTTGTTGTGATTCAGTTTGAATGGCATAAGCCATGTTTCTACGATTCTCAAGTCTAGTAAGGTCGTGGGTAGCTTCTATTGGATCAGGGTCATTTAAATATTCCCATCTTCCTTCATTCACAACTGCACCGTTTGGATATGTTGGAATAATTAAATTACGATCTGCTGTTTTCCATTTTCCTCCACCACCATCATTATAAATGTCTGGAAATTTATCACATGGTTCTCCATAAGGAAATAATCCCATTGTCTTACCTGCTTCAATGGGAGCCCATCCACAATAACGCGTTACTGCCTCATATGCTTTTACAATACCAGCAGAATCATCAATACAAGCTTCATAGGTACCTTCTTCATTTTCTCTTTCAGCAGTAAATTCAGGTTGTAACGTACTATTCCAAGGACCTCTGCCACCTAGATGTTTATAAAGTGTTTTAAAATTTGCAGGATAAGAACAATCAATAATTGATTCAAGTTCCCACGTCATCTCTTGCTCGCCATTTATTTCCATAGGAATATATGTGCCAGCACCATCTACAACTAATGCAACTGCAGATTCAAAACCAGAACGATAAAAGGCACAAGCAGCATGCATTTTATGATGCCATCTATCCATATGCCAGACTTGGTTATTATTATCGTCTATAAGATGTAATTTTCTTGCAAGTCCACTATATACATCCCCACCAGAAAATTCAACATGACTTTTATCCGGTTGTGTATGTGCTATAATTAAATAATCTAGTTTATCAGTATACTCTAGAATTTTAACCATACAAGCATAAGGCCCACCATCATATTTCTGTCTACTCAACCTTTCTTCTTCTACAGCAAAAACTACTGCACCATCTTTAAGTAAACATATACTAGCATTATGACCTCTTGATATACCCGCAATCCATTGACTCATCCGTTTTCCTCCAGTAACTTCATACCTTGTGGTATACTAACAGGTGCTGGTTTAGTGAAGTTACTGTGGTCATCATGGTGGCTACACTTATCAGTATGTATATGAGGTTCAACTTTACCTTCAAATTTAGATCCTTTACCCATTCGTTTCTTTACTGAATCTACAACAAGCTTTATTTCTTTATTTTCCATAACAATAGAATCATTATTAGCACGATCTTTCTCATCATCCATAGTAAGACGAATAGGTGAATATACCCGTTTATCTTTACCAACATCTATAATATCAAAATCTTTATTGTCTGGATAAGAAATGTTTATTGGATAAGTTGACCCAATAATAACAGTTGCTGTTTTATTAAGTGCCTTAGCAATATGTTGTCCTACAGAATCACATCCTAAAAAATGATCTGCATTGTGTATCATTGCAGCCCACAATCTTAAATTAGGTTCTTTAGGTACAGCAATTGTATGTTCTTTATTTTCCTTTATATCTAAAGGCATTTGACTCATCACAATAATCCCATAATCTTTTCTTAATTGTTGAATAAGCTCAACAGCATTTGCTGATTCTATAGATCGTGAAGTTGCATCATATACAGCAGGACCCACCTGTTGAACCGAACGACCAAAAGGTTGGAAGACTAATATTTTGTCTTTTTTAGTTCCAGATTTAATTTCTTGAATTGTTTGAAACCCTTTAACTAATTCTTCTTTACTAAGATGAATTAGAGGGTCAGGGAGGACACGAGGTTCATCTAATTCATTAATAAGAATATCAAAACCTTGTGCTAAACTACATTTTTGATTAAAGTATTCGTTAACTCGGTATGGTTCGGGAGAAAAGACATCTTTATCTTTTAGATGACTTTCAAAAAGATTTTTATGCCAAACTTCAAAAGCATGTTTATGTAAGGTAGGATGACCACGATAAAAATCCATTCCACTTTCACATACTATAACAAAATCTTTATCACCTGAATCTTCTGCGTATCTTTCTAATGCGGGGATAGAACAAAGAACACGACCTGCTCCACCATTAATAAAAAAAGCTTTTGAACGACCACTCATAATTTTTCACCTCAATAAAACTATTAATAATAATTACATAACTATTTATACGACCTTATGGAGCGTTTTCATCAACTCCAGCAATCGGCCACATTTGTTCTATTGCTTTTTTATCTTCAGCAGTTCTATCTACGATTTTAACATAATGATCTATTTTAGGTTTAGGTTGTCCTGTTGCCTCCCACTCAGCTTCTGCTTTCTGTTTATCTGGGTCTTTTGGCCATTCAATCAACTCATTGGGAGATTCTTTCCAATCTGCTGGTAAATCTCTTAATTTTTTACGATAGTCTAACCACCCTTGTTTAACATCATCAGGTATATCGCTAGCTGCAGCCATATTATCGGAACCTTCTAACAACTTATTTCTTTTATGTCGTATCCCGTCATCAGTAAGTAATGCCATGTTAGGAGTATTATCATGGTATATTAAATTCTTAAACTGTTTTGTTTCAGGATCATACACGTTTTCCTGCATAGAATTTCTATCAAAAACCTGACTTGGATAAGTTGGATCTGAAACCCAACCATTAGGTACATCCTCAGGCCCATTTTTTATTTCATAGCGTTTTAGATTACCAAATGGATGATAGGTTTCTGTAGAAGGTCCAAGCATTCCCGCTATAATACATTCCTTATCACCTGCACTAGCATCCAATTCAACTTGATACAAATGACCGGGTAATGGGCGTTCAGTCATATTATCAGCATCCCATGCTTCTTCAAGGTTATTACCATCTTTAGTTAACCACAAAAGTAATTTTTTTGGACCTTCATACCATATGGTACTAGTTTTGCCCAACACATCAGACTGCCCATAGCGTTCATCAGGTATTCTATATGTAAGTAATGTTTTATATATCGCCATTATTTTTCATCCTTTTTATTGATAAGTTACTTTTACTAATCCACCTGCTCCCCA